GCGGATTTTACAATCTTTAGGGTTTGCACGATAAAAACATCTCCCTTCAGTCGCCCTCGACAAGATATTATGTCTCCGACTTTGAACTTCGTTTTGCCCCATACGATAAACATTCTGCCGTCTTTTTTTAAGTAACTTGGGCAATAAAAACAAGTTTTGAAATATCCGCTCGGTTGCTGAACGTTTTGGTAATCAATTTTGATTACCTTACAATTTTCCGCAAGAAGTGTATTGTAAGAATTTCTAACCATTTTCTTCTTCCTCCTTTGTTTTGTACTCTATGGGTGTGAATATTTCTTCCGATTCATTTGTTTCTAAAATTGTGTATTTTAGACCTTTGTCTTGCGTTCCCAACAATCCGTCTGCTCTCCAACCGCATATTTTGCAAAATCTTCTATTTTCGGTTAGACTGCCGCAGTTTGTGCATAAAAACATTCCACTTGGAAATGCTTTATTGAATTCACGTTTCGTTTTGAAAACAATGGGATTCACTATGCACATTCTCCCGTTACTGCATCAAAACAACCGTCATATTCTATCTCGTCAAAAGTCGCTTTTGACAAGATTTGCGGATATTTTCCGCTCTCAAATTGCTTTTTGCTAAAAAGCAATTCATATCTTTCGATAAGATATTTTTTATAAAATTTTTCGTCACTTAACTTATATTCGGGGTTTTCAAGGTGTTGATGCATAATTTTGGGAATTAAAATTAAGCACATTTTTAATCCTTGTTGTTCAAACCACGCTTTATTTTTTTCATATTGCGTGAATTTTATGACGTGGTGTAATTCAAACGAAAAATGGTCGTAACACTTTGTGTTGCAAATCCAATTTGCCTCGGAAATATGAGGTTTTATTAAATTTCCGTATCTGTCGTATCTGATATCGAGATAGTAAATTCTGCCTTGATATTTTGAAATTTCGTCATTCATTACTTTTTTTAGTGCTGACATTTTTCGATTACCTCTTTATCCGTTATGTCAAATTTTTGCATTAATTTTCGGAACTCCGGAAAGACCATTGCTTTTCCGCCCATTGTCGCAATCTTCCCACTATTAACAATTAGGTCAATCGCTTCCGCTTTCGACGAAATTCCTTCAATTTTGTACTCAAGATTTTTTTTATCTTCGTTTTCTGCCGAAGAGATTTGCTTTTCTTCCGCTATTTCTTCTTCTGTTTTTTTGTGCTTTAATGCACCGTATTTGCCGTTCAAAACATCAATCAAATTATCCTTTTTAAGTAGCCAACTTGAATTTGCGATAACTCCGTTGTCAAACGGTTTCATTTGCTTTGCGGTATAAAAAATATCTGCCAATTTGTCTTTTAAATCCGGAACAGTTAAGCAAATTTGATATAATTTTTTTGTTTCCTGTTCGGTCAAAATGACTTCAAATCCGAAAATCGCTTTGTGTTGCTCTTCATACTTGCTTTTAATCCAACGGAATTGGATTGCTTTTTTGCTTTTTTTGGATTTTTCATTCCGTCTTTTTAGATTTTCAAGAACTCGGTCTGATATGAAATTGCCGTTTTCAACGTGGAAAAGGTTGAAATTCTTTAAAATCATCTCGACATACTTCGTGTCTATTCGCAGGTCGTCTGCAATCACATCAATGTCGTTTTCTGCAAGCGTATCTCCGTGGAGATATTCGACAATCCGCCAAAAAATAGCGTATGCACCTAATGCAACAAAACTTTCTAATTCTGAACGCTCCATTGTTTTTGCAAGTTTGCGAAAATCGTGGAACATTTTTAAAATTTTGCCGTCGTTGCTCGCATTTTCATCGTGTTCAAACCACGGATTTGTTAACTTTTTTTCATCACCGTTGGTTGACATTTGACCTTACTTTTCCAATTCTAAATCGTGTTTTTTTATGAACTCGTCACACGCAATCCGAACAACATCGGAACGTGACATACCTTCGTCGTGAGCATATTTGTCTATTACGACAAGCATTTTTAACGGAAAGCCTATTGATTTTAAAACTTTTTCGTTCATTTTTGCCTTTCTATTTATTTGCAATACAACAACACAAGATAAACGGCAAATCTTGTCGTTCTTGTGTTTTTGTGTTATTAGTTAGTTAAACTGTTAAACTAACTAACATAGTTAATTATACACAAAATGGAAAATTAATAAACACATATTGTGTATATATTTACAAAACTTCATGAAATGGGTTTTAATATGAAAGAAAACAGACTACAAAAAATCAGAAAGAAATTAAAATTATCTCAAGAAGAAATTGCAGACGAAACAAACATCACATATCGTGCATATACATCTTATGAAAGAGGTGATAGAAAGCCATCTTTTGAATTTCTTGTCAAACTTGTTGAAAAATATAATGTAAATCTAAATTGGCTAATTGCAGGCAAAGGTGAAATGTTTAATGCACCACAATACGAGGACGTCAAAGATGAAATCCTCAACGAGGTAAATCAGGTTCTTGTTAAATACGGAATTAAGAAACTATAAACTTAATCAATTTTTCAAAAAGTTTTCGGGCTTTCTTTTTTCCAAAGGTTTTATACAAAGCGTAAAGTATTTCTGCAAAATCTAATTTAGTCATAACCGTTCCTTTCTTTAATAACAATCAAGGAACTTTGCTATATTAGAAAAGGTTAAAAAGGTTGATTTTATGAATGACAATATATTATTAGGATTTTTAGTCAGTATTATCATAGGAATTATCGGTATAATTCCGTCTTGCATTTTACGTTTTGGTTTTAAAGTTAAATTCGGTCGAAAAAAAGCAGCGTTTGTGATGATTCCAATTGCTTTACTTTCGATAGGTTTATTGACTTGTTTGTTTTATGCGCTCGGTTTTGAAATTAAAGAGTTTAGCCTTATCTCTCTCTTTCTTATTTGTTTCGGGACTTTTCAAATTATTTGCAAAGAAAATGATTTTGAACAATTTTTTTCTTATAAAAAAAGCGAAAATCATCTAACATCCAATGTTACAAATAGTAACGATGAAGGCTTGAAAAATGATTCTGTTTCGACAAAAGATAATGAAATTAAAGCGGAAAATACAGAAGAAAAAAAACAAACATTTTGTAATATCAACAAAATATTGATAGTTCTTCTTTTGATGAATTTTTTGTTTTCTGTTTTTACTTTTTTAAATTTATCTTCAAGATTGAATGATATTGAGGCATCTGAAAAAAACTTTCGCAACAATTATTACGAACAAAAAAAGTTTAATCGAAAACAGATATATTACATTGAACAACGCTTATATGAAGTAGGAATTATATCTGTTCCGCCTCTTAAACCTTTTGATGAATAAACAGGGACTGTCTATGTTTTTTGTTACAAGAAAAAAATATCAAGATATGGAAATAGCATTTCTTTGTGAGCAAGATAAAACTTACAGATTAGAAAAAGACATAAAGAGTCTTTTATCAATAATTGAAAATTCTAATATCGACACAATTTCTGAAAAAGATGCAAAATTTTTAGATGAAAAATATAGTGAATATTGTGTATCGAATGAAGAATGCTCCAAGGATTATCAAAAAGAAAAAAAACGACTACTTAACAAACAAGCAAAAGAAAAAATCAGTATATATGGTATTCTATTTATTTGTATTTTTGTTGCTTTTCCAATATTTATAACAATATCATTAGGAGATTTAGCAGGTAGTATTACTGTATATGTATTTGCTTTTATTGGTTACTTCTTGAATAAAAAATACAAAATATTTTAGGTGAGATACTAATGTAATACTCAAGTTATACGTTCGTATTACGTTAGTATAAAAAATTTTTATTTTGCGTATTACGTTTGTAATACGAACGTAATACCATAACATAACATAACATAACATTACATTACATTACATAATAGAAATTTAATAAATTAAATTTCTATTATTATTTTTTTTTAGAAAAAGAAAATTTTTCATCTTTTTATAATTTTTGAAATTGTGACAAAATATTAAGTATTAAAAAATCATGTAGTGATTGACTTATCGTTGAAATCAAAAAATTTAACAGTTAAACAACGTAGATTTTTTTTTGAAAACAGTTTAAATTCAAAAACGTAATTTGAACAAACAATCGAAGTAGCACAATGCAGGGTGCTTGCCCTGCCGTGGGAACGGCGAAAAGAAGTTGATGTTCGCTAAGTTACAGGGATTACTGTATGTGGATTTGGAAATGTTTATTGCGTTCGGTGCAAAAAAAATTAAACACAAATTAATTTGGTTTCTGTCAGACCTTGACGGATTTACAGAGCGTAAATTATACATTTTCAAACCTCAAAACAACAAAAACATTACCGTTTTGTCAGAAAAAAACAAAATTACCGGAAATGTTTTTTATCAAAAAGATATCGGTCAAAAAGCCTTAAACACAATCAAAAGAGAAGAAATCCGAAAACTTTATACAAGTGAAGAAATTAAAATAACTAAAGGCAAGCCTTGCGGTTGGGTTTACGGCGAAAATATCGAAATCAAAACAAAAAAAGGTGTTTCAATAAAACAAAAAAGATGCGATTTTTATGGTCAGAAGGAAACCGTTAGTTCTACTTAATTGTCTTTTTCAGGCACACAACACAAGGGGGAGCAATCCCCCTCTCCTTCTAAAAATTGAAGTTCAACACATAGTGTATTAACTAAAAACTCTTGCATTTTCAACAAATCCATTACAGGTGAGCGTACGCTCACCTTTCCTTAAGAAAGTTTTAAAAAATGGCTGATTTACCTAAACTGACAACTAAACAACAAAATTTCATCTTGCGTTATTTGATAAATGGTAACAATGCAACTGAAGCATATCGCTCGGCTTATGATTGTTCTGCATCATCAAACGAAACCGTTGCAGTCGAGGCGAACAAATTGTTAAAAAACCCTAAGGTTTCCCTATGGCTAAAACAAGCGGAAAACAACGTACAGCAAGTATTTCAAGATGAAATAAAATATTCCGCAAAAGATTGTTTTGATGAATTGAGTGATGTTCAATCTCGTGCAAAAAAAAGTGTAAATTGTTATCAACACGAAATTAAAGCAATCGAGTTAAAAGGAAAGTTAGCAGGACACTTCATCGAAAAACATCAAGTTACCGGCGGTAATTTAGCAGAAGTTTTAGATCAATTAAAATAGGCGGCAATATGTCGGAATTAGATTTAGAACTTTTGCAAAAACTTAAAGATGATTTGCCTTTTTTCGCAAAAAATTTTCTGAAAATCAAAACAAAAACAAAAGGTGTTATCTCATTCAATCTGAATGACATACAGTTAGATTTTCATTACAAAATAATTACCCGAAAAAGAAAAGGTCTGCCGTGCAAATTTGTCGTAGTTAAAGCAAGACAGTTAGGCTTATCAACATACATAGAAGCAAGATTATTTCATCGGGTTTTATTTGAAAAAGCAAAAAATGCCTTCATTTTGGGCGATAAAAATGATACAGCAGGAAGTATTTTTGCTATGGCAAAAAGATACTACGATTTACTTCCCGACTGTTTTAAAATTCCTCTGAAATCAAACTCATCTAAAATGTTAGAGTTTACAACAGACAGTCTATTTCGTGTAGGTACGGCAGGTGCAGATGTTATCGGTCGTGGTACTACAAACAATCTTTTCCACGGTTCTGAAGTCGGATTTTGGAAAAATGCTTCTGAAATCGTTTCGGGTATCTTACAAACAATTCCGGAAGACAAAGACAGTGAAGTATTTTTGGAAAGCACCACAAACGGCACAACAGGCGACGGACGGTATTTCTATGAAATGGCCCTTGTTGGTCAATCTCCTGAATCAGAATATCAAACTATTTTCTACCCTTGGTTTAAAAATAAAGAATATCGAAAAAATTTGATTGAGCCTATCAGATGCAACGATATCGAAACGCATTTAAAACGACTTTATAATCTCGATGACGAACAAATCTTGTGGCGGAGAAACAAATTATTAAATGAGTTCAAGCACAGAGAACATCTATTCATTCAAGAATATCCTTCGTGTCTTGAAGAGGCTTTTTTAAAAGATAATAATTCGCTCATTCCGCCTGAATACATAGAACTTGCTAAAAGAAATGCAGGAATAAGCAGTGAGGGTATGCCGATTATAATCGGTGTTGACCCCGCAAGAAGTCGTGACAGAACAATAATCGCAATCAGACAAGGCAGAGTTGTTCACAAGTTTTATAAGTTTACAAAAATGGATAACGTACGACTTGCCGGAATAATTCTGCGACTAATTCAAACGGTAAATCCTGCAAGAGTTTTTATAGATTACGGTCACGGCACGGGAGTTTACGACATTTTAGTATCACAAGGTGTTGGTGGAATATTAGAACTTGTACAATTTGGCAAATCTGCCTATGACAGTAACAAATATGCAAACCGAAGAGCAGAAATGTACGACAAAATGCGTAGTTGGTTTATACAAGAAGGCGGAGTTAGTATTCGTGATTCCGAAAACATACAAGAATTATGCAGAGATATTTCCATTATCCCCGATTTAAAAGTTTCTGATTCTAACGGGCGATACTCTCTCGAAAAAAAAGAAAAAATTACGCAAGGTACAGAAATTCATTCAACCGATTTTGCCGATGCTCTTGCTTTAACATTCGCAAGTCCTGTTCAATATGTTCCTCAAGAATTTGGCAATTTCGGTTATACACAAAAAATTCAAACTATAAATAAAAATTGGCAACAGCGATATTGAAAGGAATAAAAAATGGGAATATTTGCAAGACCTAAATCCGTTAATTATACTACACCTGCTCAAACTTCAGCGACTGAAGAAAAAAAAGATACCGCAAAAGCAAAATCACGTTTATTAGAAACAGAGGGCGGAAACAAAGGTGCTGAATTGTCTGACGGACAAGGTAAATCACTTCGTAGGATTTTTGGTTGATGTATTCTGAACTTCTTGTCCAAAACAAAGAAAAAACTATCTGTTATGTCCTCTCTCATTTGCACAAACGAACACGAGAAGAACTCTGTGAAATATATGGAAGTCTATATATCGACAATACATACAGAGAAATAAAAGATAAAGAGGTTTTTGTTATAAGGCTTAAAAATAACAACAAACCTGTCGGATTATTCGGACTTATTCCTCAATCGGATAAATCAGCAGGCATTTTTCTATTAACAACTGATTATTTGCCCGAAGGTAATATGATAACCTTTTTAAAAGGGGTCAAAAAGCAAATACGACAATGGGAAAAAAAATACAGCCTCATAATGGACAACTGCTACAAGCAAAATAAACAAATAATTAAGTGGCTTACTTTATTGGGTTTTCGACCCTCAAACTATCAAGATGATAAATTTCAAATTTATTACAAAGGCGACATAGATGAATATTGATATTACAGAAAAAGAACAAAAACTCGTCATTGAGCGGTTTCAGGAATTAAAAACAGAAAGAAATCGGTATGTTTCTCGTTGGAAAGATATTCAGAATTATGTTGCAATCACAAATGAAGTAAACTCGGAATTTGATGAAACAAGACAACCGAACGAACAAAAAGATGTATTTATCAACGACCCGACGGGGTTTGTATCTGTCAATCAAGCAGGTGATTATCTTGCAGGTATTTTGTGGAACTCAAATGCAGTTACACTAAAGCCGTCAGAATACATAAAAAATAATGCAGTCGGAACAGATTTATCCGATTTCTACCAAAAAGCAACTAAAAAATTTCTTTCTCAAATAAATTCGACTGATGCAGGTTTTTCAACTGTATTAAAATCTTGTGCGTACGACCAATATTCATACGGTACTTCAGGAATTGGAACATTTCTGTCAAGAGAATATTTAAACGGACAATCTGAATGTTGTCTTAATTTCAAATCATACGGAGTGTGGAACTCTTGTTGCGATGAGGGTGCAAATAATAAAATAGATGTGGTTTATACCGTATATCATTGGCGATTAAATCAAATCGTGGAAGAATTTTGTTATCAAAACGGTGAACTTTCAAAAGAACTCGTTTCCAATATGCCAGAGGAAATACAAGATGCAATCGACGGAAATAAATTCAACAAAAAATTTAAAATTGTTTACGGTATATTGCCGAACAATTCATTTACGCTTGGAAAACGAGGTAAAAACGGTGCAAGATATAAAGGCTATTGGTTTATTGAAAATTCTGAAAAGAAAATTTTTAAAGTCGATTATTACAGCAAAATGCCTATTTCAATGTGCAGAGCAATTAGAGCAGGTTCTCAAATTTACGGTGAAAGTGCAGGAACACTTGCAATTTCTTCAATTAAAATGCTTAACTACATAAAAGGTACTGCCGTTGATAACATAGAAAAAACAACAGACCAAGCGTTGGGAGTTGTTTCGGGGGCATTAGTTGCAGGCAACGTGATAAATCGTTCTGCCGGAGCAGTTACAACATTCAATCCGCAAGCACTTGCAAACGGTCAAAATCCTATATTCCCAATCGCTCAAACAGGCGATATATCCGCTATTGTTAATTTTCTAATTCCTGAACTGAAAAAAGATATTATCAATATCTTTAAAATAGACCAATTACTCGACTTTAACAATCAAACTCAAATGACAGCAACTGAATCAAGTTTCAGAATGTCTATTCGTGGCAAATCTATAAACGGTTTATTGATGCAAGAAGTTACAGAACTTGTCGAGCCTACTTGTCACAGAGCAATATCAATAATTCAAGAGTGTGGACTTTTTGGGCTTATGTATGAAGAAGTTATGGAACTTCCTGAAAATACGCTCGAAGAGGTTATCAGGAAAAAAACTCTTCTACAAAATCAGGATTTTATTCCGCCAATAGTTGCAGATGCGATGAAAGACGGCAAACCTTGGTACACAATAACATTTAATGGTGAATTGGCTAAACTCTGTAATGCGGAAGTATATGAATCTATCGGAAGATTTTTACAATATCTTTCTGCAATTATCAATCTCAAGCCGGAAATCGTACAGGCAATTAATGCTTATGAATTTTTAGAATTGCTCAAATCCGTTTCAAATTTAGTTAACGACAAATTAATTAAAAACAAATATGAATATGAGGAACTACTCAAAAAATTTGAGGAAGCCGCTCAAAAACAAGCCAAACAACAAACGGCATTTATTCAATCGCAAGCGGTTAAAAATATGGCTAATGCAGAAAAGGACGGTGCAATCGCTAATGCAAACAAATAATAAAATAGATGATTTAATCAGAAAACAAGAAGAAAACAAAGAAAAACAAAGACAAGAACTTGAAAATCTTAAAATGGCTTCTAAAGAACTTTTCTCCGATGTTAACGGAAAGTATTTTTTGAAGTATCTCAAGCAAATATGTCTTTGGTCTGAACAAGATATAAACATTAACGCTGAATTACTTATCTACAAAAAGGGCAGACGTGATATTTGGACTATTGTCAGAAATGTTATTCCAAAAGACGTTCTTGCTCAGATTGAAATATATGATGAAACAAATGAATAGGAGTAAAAATGTCAAACGAAGATAATTTAGATGCTAAGCAAAATGACGATATCGTCGAAAATTCTTCCGATTTTACAATTCCTGAAGAATACAAAGAAAAGGGTTGGACGAAATTTTTTGACGGAAAGACTGGTGACGATTTAAAAAAAGAATTTTTTAGAAGTTATGACAATTCTCAAACCCTCATCGGTAAAAAAGTCGAAGATTATATCAAAAATACAGACCTTAAATCACTCGATAACTACGAAGAAATTAAGGATTATTTAAGTAAACAAATCGGTGAAAATCTCGATATTCCCGAAAAAAGTTCTGATTATGATTTGAATTCAATTTTATGCGACGAAAATGGTGAGAAGTTATTAAGTTTTGGTGATGATGCTCTCAATTTCTTTGGAGATAAATTCAAAGAATTAGGTCTTACTAAAGATAAAGCACAAGACCTTGTTAAATCCTATGTAAAATACGGAATTGACGAGTTTCATAAATTGACCGATGCAAACGAACTCGAAAGTGAATTGAAAAATATGTTTCACGAAACGAGTACAGAAAAAAGTTCTCAAAGAAAAAATGTTGAAAGTCTGTTAAAAGAATTTTTACCTCAAGAAGACCAAAAAATTCTTCAAGATACTGTACCGAATGAAGTAATTAAAATGTTCTATAAAGTCGCAGACGGGTTTGTGAGCAAATATGGTTACAAGGAAAATTCATCACCTTTACAAAAACAAACAAATGTGATGACAGAGGCAGATAAAAATGCTGAATACGATAGACTTTACGACAAATTAAGAGAACTTGATAATTCTCCGCACCAAAAAGTCGGTGAAAGAGATGCAATTCTCAAACAAATGCGTGAAATATTCAAATAAAAGAAAGGTAAATTATGGCAGAATTTAAGTACACAGTTGAAGGAATCTATGAAACCGACAAAGGGTCGGGTAAGGACTATACTCCGTTTAAGTTTGAAATCAGATTGCCTCGTTTTGAAGGTCACGAAAAAGGGGCAGGAACACACATTTTAAGAAGATTTTTACCTATCCTTATCAGAAATTTAAAAAACAAACCTGTTTTTACAAAGGTTCGTAATTGGGTTATCACAAACGTTGAAAAACTTAATGATGCTTTTCCTCTTGAAGGTAAAGATATCAATAACATGAATGAAAAAGAAATTCAGGAATTGGCTTGCATGTATGACCTCTACGAAATTCCTCTTCCGGCAACCACATCTGTTGATGAACTTAGAGAATTTGCTCAAAAGGCATATATGAAAAATGTTCTTAAAATCAAAATGAATACTGTTGAAGAACAAGAAAGACTTGAATTTTTCAAGCGACAACCTGACGGTTCTTTGAAATTTGATTTAGGAAATGAAGTTTTGACTGTTCAAGTTATTGATATTTACAAGAATGAAAAAACAGTTGTGAAAAAGAAAAAACTCGCTGATTTTATTCCCACAGACGAAAAACAGCAAGATGATAATGTATTAGACGAAAACGGTACTCCTAATGTGCCACAAGGAAATGGACTATTTCCTTCTAATACAGAATTAGAAAACGGTACTCCTAATGTGCCACAAAACAATCGTTAAAATAGAACAAGCGTAAGCACTCTAATTTAACAAATTACTTTCAAAAGAGAATCCGAAATCGGGCAATTTCTGAAGAAGTAAGCAGTATTACACAAAGATTGCAAACCTTCAGATATTGTTTCTGCGGTTGCAATCGCAAACGAAAGGAAACAAAAATGCCTGTTATCGCAACACCAAACCTTGATAACGCAACTTTACTGCTTTTCGAGAAAAATTTTGAAAGATTAGCAGCAAACAAAGAAACAAAACTCTTAAATTCACCTGCAATTAAGCACATGGATATTAAGGGTATCAGCAATATTTCTCGTATCGAGGGAAATGAACTTGTTAATGTTACTGCAAAAGGAAGAAATCCGGAAAAACAATATCTTCCAATCCGTAATGATAACAGAATCTCAACCGCCGAAAGATATACGGGAACATATCTTTTGGATAACTATGACAAAGTTGTTAAGTTAATTTCTGACCCGACTTCAGAATTATTTGAAAATCTTGCCGATGCTAAAAAGCGTTTGACAGATAAATGTATTATTGATGCGGCTGTCGGAAGTGTTCTCGTCGGCGAACCGAACAAAGCGGCAACAGCCCTTACTGCGGCTCAAGACGGTGTAAAAACAATCGACGGCACAACTGAATTTAGTTACAAAAAAGTTATTTCAAAAGCCATTACAACATTTAAAAATCAATATGTTGATGTTGACGGGGTAACTTTGGCTATTTCAGCAACCGAAGAAGAAGCACTTAGAGATGACCCGAATTACACAAATGCGTTGTATTCAAATCAAAACACTATTGATAAAGGAACAATAACGAATGCTTCAGGTTTCCATGTTGTAACCTTTGCCGGAAATGAAAACGGCGGAGCAACGGTTGACCTCCCGATTCTGCCTGAATCAGAGGGTGTTCGTCAAAATGTTCTTCTTGCTCCTAAATCAATCGGCTTTGCGGTTGAAATCGGAAGATTGGATTGCGTACGTTCTTCAAGCCATGTTAACTCATGGGAAATTACGATTGATATGTACGTCAAAGCCGTCAGACTTCAAGGCTCAAAAATCATTATTATTAAATCAACAATGTAGCAATTTTGCAGACCCGATTTGTTTCGGGTCTGCTTTTTGCTGAAAAAGGACAAAAAATGGCAACTTCTGAAATTGATATCTGTAATATGGCTCTCGACTACTGCGGTGTCCGAAATATCACGTCTTTGGACGAAGATACAAAAGAAAGTAAAAAATGTCGTATGTGGTATGACACCGTCAGAAAATCATTACTGCTAAATATTAATGCAAGTTTTTCAATAGGACGTGCAATTCTTGCGGAAGTCGCAAATGTTAAAATTGCATACGGATACGAAAAGGCTTACGCTTTACCTGCGAATTGCTTACGAGTGCTGAATTTAAACCGCCCGACAGATGATACCTACTATCAAATAGAAGGGAATTATCTTTATTGCGATGATTTTCATAATTCACAGGTAAAAATAAGATACATTTCTGACGTCAAAGATGTAACTAAATATGATTCTGAATTTTGTGATTGTCTTGCTCTTAAATTAGCCGAAAAAATATGTTTTCCTCTGACGAATGATGAGCAAAGAGAAAATTATTTAAAGCAACTTGCTCAGCAAAAATATATCGAAACATCGGTCAAATACGGAAACGACAACAAAATGATTGTTATTAATAATCCTCGTTTTAGACAAGCAAAAATCAATCCCGAAATAAGAAACTACAATTACCCTGCTAAATAAGAGATAACAAATGAAAACATCTATTCCAAAAAATAATTTTTCATCAGGGCAAATTGACCGTGACCTTAAAGGTCGTTTTGATTTGCCGTTATACCAAAACGGATTTGAAATTTCAAGAAATTTTTTTCACACGATAAAAGGTGATTGTTACTATCGAACAGGTTTTGAGTATATTGATGAAATTAGATATTCTGCTTTATATGAATTTAAGTTTAATCAAGAACAAGCCTATTTGTTAGTTTTTGATACTGCAAAAATAAAATTTTGGTCGTATAACCAAAATAATGAATTGGTAAGGGTTTTAAACAAACAGGGTGGTGAATTGTCAATTTCTCACCCATACGGAAATGAAATTTTTAATCTTAATATGACACAAAATTGTGATGTTCTTTATATCGCTCACAATGACGGTAAATTTCCAGAATATCAACTGAAAAGAACTGCAAGTAATGAATTTACACTAACAAAAACTCAATATACAAATACCGGAACACCAAGTCTTTCATCTACATCAGCAAGTGAAAATCACGGTTTCCCTTTTACTATTGCATTTTACGAAAACAGATTAAACAGATGCAGTTCTTCAAAATATCTTACATATCTTTATGGTTCAAAAGGTGCTGACTACAATAATATAACTGTCGGAACAGGAACAAATGACGGTTATCAATTTGACCTTGCAGAAGCAAATTCAAAAGCATTATGGCTTATGTCAGGGATTAATTCTCTTCTCGTCGGAACGGCAGAAGGTGTCTTGACTATAAACGGCGGTAGCACAACGCAAGCAATTACTCCGTCAGATATAACTGCAAAACTTTCTTGTCGAGTTGGTACGGCTCCCGTTAAACCGATTTGCAAAGATAATTTTGTCTTTTTTGTTTCTTCTAATAGAAGATTTGTTTATATGTTTGAATATGATGTTTTGCTTGAACAATTCAAAGCAACAAATCTTTCAAAAGCAAACTACGAAATAACTAAAGGCGGAATCAGAAAATTAGCAAGCAAATTTGACCGTTTTGAACTTATTTATGCATTATGCGGAAATAAACTTCTTTCTGTTTGTTTTTCAAATGACGAGGCAATTAACAGTTGGGCAGAAGTTCACACAAAAGGTGAATTTGTTGATATGTGCACTGTCACTCGCCCTGATGGCAATTCTGATTTATTTGCAAACATCAAAAGAGTAATAAACGGAAAAGAGAAATATTATCTTGAAAGATTAACAGAAACTGTTGAATTTTCACGTTTTGAAGATTATATATCAGAAATTCCAAAAGGTGCAAACGCTAACGATATTATGAAAATCAAAAAGGAAGATAAATATGCCTTCTATCGTCAAATAGCAGAAGAACTAAGAAATTGTAATTATCTTGATTGCTCAATGAAATATGACGGTTTGCATCACAATACAATAACGCTTGATGAAAATGGATTTTTGAGTTGCGAAGATGAAATTTTTTCATCTCAAGATGTCGGAAAAAAGATTTGGTATAAATCAATCACGGGTCGAGAATACGGAATTTTACAAATCACAGATATTGTTACTTATGCAAAAGTGAAAGTAAAAATTTTGCTTAATCCGTCTAATAATACAACTTCAGAATGGTATTTATCTGCAACACATTTTTATGGATTAAAACATTTAGAAGGTGAAATTGTTTCAGTATTCGGAAATGGTGGATATGTCGGTGATTTTCTCGTAAAAAACGGACAGATTGATATTTCAAATGCAAACGTTAATAAAGTCGGCAGTGCTGTAATTGGCTTGAAATACAAAGGTGTGCTTAAAAGTCCTAATCTCGGACTTTCAATGCAAGGTATGCAAACATTTACGAATATGAAAAATATATACAAAATAGGTTTGCAAATGAGTTTTTCTGCCGGAGGAAAAATCGGAAGCAATATGTATGACCTTGAAAATGTGCAAGATTTTAATACGGACGGATTATACGATATTCCACCACTTCCAATGGACGGTTACAAAGAAGTGTTGTATTCAGATGACTTCGCCAAAGAAAAAAACTTCTATATCGTTCAAGATAGTCCGTTGCCATTTCATTTGACGGCGGTTGTTCCGTATTATAAGCACGTTCCGAAAGTTTAAAATAATTGAAAGGAGTTATTACCAATGTGGTTTGCAATATTTTCAGCACTTGCTCAGGGAATTACTAATACGTTTGCAACATGGAGATACATGCAAGAATCAAAACAACAGGCAAAAGAAATAGCCGAACAGGCTCAAGCACAAGCAGATGACAGAGCCAAAAAGGCTAAATATCAAATGCAACAACAGAAAACATCTTTTTTAAAAAGTGGAGTTTATTTCGATTCCGGTTCACCCTTGGAACTTGTTAATGAAACATATAACACAATGAGAGATGACATTAATGACATTAATAAAGACAGTCTTACTCAACAAAACAGACTTAAAAGAGCAGGACAAACAGCCTTTTTTACTTATTTAATCGACCCTCTCGGTAATAATGGCGGACAAACAGCAGGCAATCTCTATTCTGCATTTTCTTCATCAAATTCAAAAAAATCGAAAGCGGACTCGTCGTCAACTTTATTATCAGGTTATCCTGAATCATCAAAAGCAACAGGAATTTACACTGCGTAAGGATTTAAGTTATGGGACATATTAATACATATAGAGATAGGCAATACTTTGCTCATGAACTATCAGGAAACGAGGTGTCTGAAGGAATCAGACGTATCGGGAATAATATTTCTAATCAAATTAATACCGCAAATTCTATTATTCAAAAAGCAAATGAATCTACTCTCGCAAATAATCAAATTGATTTATCGACAAAATTTCTTGCTAAAAATAATGAAATAAATACAAAGTGGCAAGCAGACCCAACTAACCCACAACGTGAAAAAGAAATACAAGAAGCATTTGATACATTGTCAAGTGAATATAAAGTAAATCCGTTATGCGAAAAACAATGGTCTGATATTAAGTCAAATGTATTTAACCGTTATAAAACATACAACGCTCAATGGGCGGAAAAGCAACAACAAACAAATATTCAAACAAACCTCAAAAACGGTTATGAAAATTTAACCAATCAAATATCTATGTTGGGGCTTAACGGTGCAGGTGTCGATGAAGTCAGATTAATATATGCAAACGGCATTGAAGGACTTAAAAACGGTGCTATTGCGGGATTGGGTGAAGTCTATGTAAATGAGTTTTTGAAAGATTCTAACCACGATATAATGACTACTTATATTTCCGCTCTTGCATTAAATAAACCGCTTGAAGCACAAAAACTATTGAATGATGAGGGTGTTAGAAATGATATCGGAAATGCTGAAACCTTAGAAAAATTAGATAACTATGTTTCAAACTCTTTGAACAATCAATCAAAAAAAACTGCAGTTAGTGAACTTGGCAACGCACTTCGTTCAATGAACAGCAAAGATGCCGACGATATTATTAATGGCAAGGCAGATTTAAACAAAGTTATGAAATTTGTGGAAACCAATAAAAATCTTCCGGAAGGGTCAAAAGATTTAGTTCTGAACATCTACGGCATAGGTTCAAAATCTGAATATTTTTACGATAAAGATAAACAAAAAATTGTCAAACAAGAAGAAAAAATTGGTCGAGGTCATAACGGACGTTCAGGCAATAATCTTGTTGCTCTTTCTAAATTATCAAAAATGGAAAAACAAGACCTTGCAATTAAACTTGAAGAAGGTTTGTACGATTTGTTTTCCTTTGGAGAAACGAAACCTGTAAATGCTAAAAATGAAATAAAAAATAACACAGGAAAAAATACCCAAAATAATGTATTAGCAAGATTACAATCCGTTGCAGAGGCTCAAGGGGCTATTGATACAGCCTATAATGCAGGTATTATCACAAAGGCTCAACGACAAAACATGATGAATAAATTTATTGAGCCAATGACAAACTTTCTTGATGCAAATATGCAAAATCTTGATGAAAAGCAAGGGTGGTTTGGTGCGAAATTAGGATACGACAGATTGAAAAAGTATTTTAGTGTGGACGATATTCCTGAAAGAAATAAAAATGAAATACGTGCAGTAAAAAAATCATTACTGATCGCACAAGGGAGTTATTATTCTTCGTTAGAGGCTGCAAGACAAAAATACGGATTACAAAGTATATATGACCTTGAAACTTTACCTGCGGAGCAACAACGACAAATATACAAAAAAGCAAGTGATGATGCAATTTTGTATGCAAAAAAATATGGTGAACACCCTGAAGTATTTTTCAAACAAGAATATCCTCAATTATACGCACAAGGTGTGGCATTGTTCGGAATTAAAGACGGAAATAAAGTTGCTAAACAAGTCGCTAATGCTATATACAATGCGTCGGAAAACGAAAAACCCGATGTAAAAAATGAAATGGCAAAAGCAATAAAAGACGAATGGGCATTTAAAAGAAACAAAGCACTTCAAGATTCAATCCGAGTATATGAAAAACATTTTGTTACTCCAAAACCGACATACGTAAAAACAGAATTGGGCTATGTTAAACCGAAAAATTATGACAGTCAAATGAAACTTTATAACGAACAAATGCAAAAACGTATGAAAGATTTAAAAATTTCTAAATCTGATTTAACAGAAACTGCAAAAAAATACAGAATAACAGAATCGCAAGTATTATCGATGCTTGAAATGCAAAAATACAAACAAAAAACAGGCAAGGATTTTTCATTATCTGATTATCAATAGGACAACAAAATGACGGATTTATTTCAACAAAATGATACTATAAAATATTTTCAAACACGCACTGATGAAGAGCGTCAAAGGCAAAGTGATTTTTTAAATAAAATTGTTACTCCCGAATTTCTCGAAAGAGAAAAACAAAAGGGGCAAATTACTGCGTTTGAAACATTATCTAAAGCAAAAAAATGGGGATATGCTATTCCCTACGTCGGGACAGGTGCGGAAATTGGAAATGATTTAACAATTTTAAAATTGCAAAACAAAATAAAAGAAGGACGGCAACTCTCTGTTGAAGAAACTGAAACTTATAAGGATTTTGTTTTAGATATGGCAAGTCAAGTTGTAAGGGGACAAACAATACCTTCTACCGGTTGGGATTGTATTCTTCAGTCAGTACCATATATGGCTGAGTTTGGAATAGGGCTTGCTACGTCAGGAAGCGGTGTCGGTTTTGCATCTCTCGGACAAACTGGTGGAAAAATTGCCATAAAAAAAGCGGTTAAGGATTTAACGGTAAAAGGAATAAAAGATGCAACAAAACAGCAAATTAAATCACAGATATTGAAAAATACCGCAAAAACATTAGCAACAGATTCAACATTAGGTATTGCAAAATTTAATTTGAAATACCTTCCTCAACAAGGTGTAAAACGTTGGGGAGAAGTCGAACTCGACCGAAACTTAATGGTTACACCTGAAGGTCAAATTTTGTTAAATGAAGCAGAGCAAAATCCTGCAACTTCTGTACTTAAAGCAATCGGATTAATGCAAATAGAAACACTCTCTGAAACTGCGGGGTTTGCCTTTAATGCAGTTGGAAAAGCATTAAATAAATATATCGCCCCAAAATTATTAAAACATTTACCTGAAAAATTTGTCAAAAATCTTGAAAAATTAAACAGAAAAGTGACAGGTCTTTCTACTGTAAAAGCGTTGCAAAAATACGGTTGGAACGGTATTTTGGAAGAATATGGCGAAGAGCGTGTTTCTGATTTTCTGCAAACAACATTTGACCTCGACGGTGAAAAAGGTTACTCTTTTGAACAATTTTTGACTGCAATGTTTCCGCCAAAAGAACAGGCTTTTGCAGAACTAATGGCATTCTCAATTATGGGTGGAATGGGTCTTGGTATTAAAAAAGGTGTTGATTTTGCTAACTATAAAAAAATATCAAGTAATATTCTTCAGCAAAGCAAAAATGATGACGGAACTTATGATGTTGAAAAAATCAAACGACTTGTAAAGAAAAATAATCCTGCAATTTCTGATAGCGGATTAGAAAAAATTGTTAGTGCTGTTACAAAAGGAATTTCAAAAACTGATGATTATTCTGTTGATGATTTTCTTTGTGATAGTGGTGTTTTTCGACTTTACGCAAGAAAAAGTAATACTGATGAACGTCTGACTGAAATTCTGCAAAAAAACGGAATGCCCGATGAAGAAGTTGAAAATGTTTTAAATAATACATCGTTAGATGACAAAGCGGAACTAATCAGAAGATATGAAAACAATAATTCTTATAAACCTGATTATTCTGCATTGAAAAATGATTTGATTAATGCCGGACATTCTGAAGAACAAGCAGAACTCGAAGTGCAAAGTCTTGATAGAATAGATACTATTTTAATGGACAAATATAATGCTGAAGGTGAAGCCGAAAATCTTATCAAAAAAAGAAATTTAAAAATTCAAAATATACAAAATCAAATACAAAAAAACAAAGAACAAAATTATATTAATTCTTCAGAATTAAAACAAAAAGAAATTTATCATTTTAAACCTGAAGAGTTACAAACAAATGCTAAAGTTTTTCAATACAAGGAAAATTCTGATGAAGAAGGAAAAACCGACAGAATGAACGGTGTTGAAGAATGGTCGGCAAATGATTCAGGAATCGTTATTGTATGGCAAGCAAAAGACGGTCAAAAATATATTGCAGACGGTCATCAAAGACTTGGGCTTGCCAAAAGGCTTAATGATGACAAAATCAGGCTTGACGGTATTTTATACAAAGAAACTGACGGATATACTCCCGAAGATGTCAGAATGATTGCCGCAAAAAAGAACATAGCAGAAGGGTCGGGAACTGCTATTGATACAGCAAAAATTCTTCGGGAAATAGGAGAATATCCTGCCTCTCTACCTCGAAAAGGTACAATGTATGAATATGGAATTGCACTTGCTCGATTAGGAAATGAAGCCTTTGAAAAGGTTATTAATGGTTATGTTACACCTGCTCAAGGTGCTGTAATCGCTAACATAATCCGAAACGACCACATAAAACAATCTTTGGCGATTGATGTTGTGTCACAAGCCGGTATTGATACTCTTCCCGAAACTGAATTAATGGCAAGACAAGTTTTATCAACACCTGCTGAAACCGTTGAACAAACAAAAATTCTTTATCAATCCGCTGTTACTGCAGGTGCGGAAACTTCTGCGGAAATTTCTGATGCTCAAAAAGAATGGCAAGAAAAAGGTACTGATAGCAAATACTTCAAAAAATGGTTCGGTGATAGCAAAGTCGTTGACGAAAACGGTCAGCCAGAACTATTAACAGACGACAAGGATATTTATATCACAGACGGATATTCAAACAATGGTATCTCTCGTTATTCTTATAAAGGTTCTCATCGTTCACCGTCATATTCTGATGGTGATGTTCAAGAAAGATTAGAAAATTCAGAAGATGTAAATTTGCTTGAGGTCGCTCAAGGTTATCATAACCAACCTGATGATTATTTTTCGCCAATGGGTGCCAGATACTATATGTATGATGACAAAGAGGGCTTGGAAAGTGCAAGAGCCGTAAGAGATGTTATTGCAAAAATTAAAAATGGCAAAGAAAATATAACTGTAAAAATCTACCGTGCTGTTCCTGCTGATGTCGTTAGTGATAAATTGAAAAATGGTGATTGGGTAACTCTTTCAAAAAGTTATGCAATCGAACACGGCGAACAAAATTTAGACGGTGAGTATAAAATTATCGAAAAGGAAGTTCCTATCAATGAGGTTTGGTGGGACGGTAACGACTTGAGAGAATGGGTGTATGACAACGGCAAGGAACAAGAGGCTGATTTATATTTAAAAATTGAAAAACCTAAGTATCAAGATGCCTTACCTACAAATTGGCACGAGGCTCGAGAATTGAGAAATCAAGGTTATGACGGTGTTATTACTTCAAAAGGAGAATATCTTGTATTTGAAAAAGAGCAAATAAAATCCGTTGACAACAGAGGAACGTTTGATGAGGGTAATCCGAATATCTATTATCAAACAGAGGTTAATCAAAAAGACGACAATGCTGCATCAAGATATTCAAACTATGAAGATTTGGTATCAGATTATTCAAGTACGATTGAAGATGTACCTAACGATTACAATATAAATGTACTCGACGATGCCTTGAAAGATTTGGGAATTGATAAAGACCACCCGCAAAAGATTGAAACACCTAACGGTAATGTTTTGGTTACTGATAAAACGATTGAACATATTATTGACAGAAAAGATGACAAAACAAGATATAAATCCATAAATAAAATGTTCGCAACTCTCAAAAATCCAACATTTGTCAACGTTTCCGAAAATGGCGGAATGTACTATTTTAAAATTTTTAAAACTAATGACGGAACAAAAAATCAAACGGTCGTTGTAAGAACAAACGAACTTGGTGAAGTTGTTGAAACAACATATCCAACTAAAAGAGATAATAACTATTTTAAAAAGTTGAAAATTGGAAAAACTGTTTATGATATAAAAAACCAAAGACGTAAGGGCGATTACAACACCGCCCCCGTCAATAACAGTATAACAAATAATTTTGCTAATGACAACCCTGAACAAAAAACATTTCAACAAGATACAAAAGAACCTCGGGCAAAAATTGAATTTTCTAAAAATGAAACAATAATCTCATTGATGAAGGGTCACGATGCAAGTTCTGTTATGCATGAACTTGGACACTTGTATTTGCACGATATTCAGCAACTTGCAAAAACAAATAAACGTGCGAAAAATGACTTGCAAGAAATATACGACACTTTGGGTTACAACCCTGCCGATATCTCAGAAGAAAATTTACGGAATTTACACGAAAATTTTGCTAAGTCCTTTGAAGCATATTTATTAAACGGTGAATCTCCGACATCAAGAATGAAAACAATCTTTGAAAAATTTAAAGAATTTTTGAAAGATGTTTATAATTCACTTTCTGATATTGATGTTGAATTTTCTACTGAAGTTAAGGAAATGTTTGACAAACTGTTTACAACAGATGAAGAGTACGAAAATGAGGTTCTTCCTCTCTATGAACATAACGAAGAACTTGCAGAGCAAATCAACAAACAAGAAACATTATCCTATAAAATTAAAGATACTCTAAAATCTGTATCTGAAGCGTGGAAAAGTTTTTACGATACTATTATAATACCTATTGATACTCGTCTTGGTATGGTTTCTCCGGAACTAAAAAAACTATTAAGAAAGCATACTTTTAATTTGACGTATCAATCAAAAAAAGATTGTGATAGAATTGCTCCATTTTTATTAAAAATAAAAGAAATCAAGAAAAATAACCAAACTGTCGAGTTTAAAGGTAAACAACTTAATGCTTACAATTTATTGTCATTTGCGTTGAATAATCGTGACTCATACACGGTAAATAAAGTTGTCAAAATGTTGGGAATAGAAAAAGAATTTTCAGAAGTAAGAAATCTTTTAGAGGAAATATACGAAGAAACAATATCCGTTGGACTTGAAGTCGGATATCTCGAAAGTTATTTCCCTCGTATGGTGCAAACAAACAAAACAGAAGAATTTATTGACCTTTTTGAAAAAATGTCAAAAGAAGAAGAAATTGATTTAAAAAATCAACTTCTTGAACTTGATGAGGCTGAATATTCCGATGTTATGCGAACTATTAAAAATAATGACCCCTTCGGGTTTTGGAACAGTTCAGATAAGGCAAAATTGATAAACACATCAATTCGTGGATTTGGTAAAAATAATATTATGTTATCAAGAATCGGTCAGTTAAAATTTGAACGTATGATTGATAAACTTACTCCCGAACAACAACGTTTTTATGAGCCTATCGAAAAAGCATTAACTAATTATGTTATCGGTGCAAGAAAAAATATTGAAGAAAGAAAATTCTTTGGTGCAGAAAACAAAGAAGTTTCTAAACTTCGAGCAGTAATCAAACGCAAACGTGAAACTTTAAGACAGGTTCAAACCCGTACACCACAGCAAGCAAAATGGAAAGAACTCAATAGGCTAAAATATGAACTTGGTCCTATCGAAATTAAAATCGAATCAATATCAGGAGAATTGGAAAAAAATTTAAAAAGACAGAGCGATGTAAAAGATATTTCTTTTGTGAACTCAGAAGAAGCCGAAAAACTTGAGGGATATATAAAACATCAAAAAGAAGTTTTAACAGACCTTAACGAGCGTTCTGGACGTTTGAAAGAACAAATAAAATGGGTTGAAGATAATAATGCTTATAGAGTTAAAAATACAATAGTAAAAAGGCTAAATTCTGAAATAGCGGACACTACAAAACAAATACAAGAAATTTTAGGTGATATAGACCATGTTGAAGACAGTGTCGGCAGGCTGATTGTTGACCTTGCTGAAAAAGGTGTTATTCACGTTAAAGATGAAAAAGTCGTTCGTGATTTATTGGTTTCAAGATTTAACTCACTAAAACTTGAAAAAGTTGCTATTGCTGCAAGAGATGTCAGTACGATTGTCACATTGAATGATATTACCAATGCGATAACGCAAATCAGCGATTTGACCTTTTCTGCCTTTAAATTTGGTCTATGGAACACATTTCAAGGAATGAGAAAAGTTGAAGGTTTGACAAGAGAAGATTTAGGGCTTAATCATATTGCGGAAGAATTTAGAGGTGCAAGCGGTGTTTCGGCTTGGCTGAATACACAACTTAAAATAATCGGTCTTGACTTGATTGACGGATTTGCAAAAAATACAGAAATTAACGCATCTATATATTCAGCAAGGCAAAAAGTCAAAAAAAATGATAAAAATTTCATTGAAAAATTGAACTTTTTGTTCGGTGATGAACTTTCTCAAAAAGTACAAAAAGACCTAATCGAGAATAAAATTACTGATGAAATTATTTTCATAGCGTTTAATGACCTTGCAGATATTCAACCTATAACAACAGACCAAATGACAAGAGGATACCAATCTGCATTCAAGCCGTTGTATGTATTAAAAACGTACAGTATCAAGGCTCTCGATATATTGAGAAATGATTGTTTCTCTAAAATTACAGTAGGTATGCAAAAACTTAAGACGGACAAAGCAGAAGCAATCGCATTGTTGTCTGAGGGTGTTGGTAATTTAATCAAATTGCAGTTATTTCTGTGGTTGTTTGGTCTGCCTCAAGATTTATTAAAAGACTTAGTCGGCAATAGAGAGTTTGATATTCCCGAACACGTAATCGACAACTTATTGATTTTCGGGGTGTTTAATCGTTTCCTTGTGAATAAAGTTGCGAAAAATCCTGCAAATATTTACCTTGAAAATATCAAATTGCCTGCAATACAAGCCGTGGGCGATTTATGGACAGGTATCAATCAAGTGCAAAAAGGAAAAAAAGAAGTCAAAGACCTTTACGTGTGGTCAAGAGTTCCGATTGTCGGCAAACTCTACTATAACTGGCTTGGCGGTAAAAAAGAAAAAAGAGTAAAATTTAATTAAGGAGCGTATTATGGCGAACGAAGTAGATTATATCCCCTGTAAATATCGAGGGAATGGTTTAACGTCTCATTTTTCATTTAGATGGAAAATTTTTACAGAAAAAGATATTATTGTGCAACTTGAAGATGTTGTTTCCGGAAAACAAGTAATTCAGCAATATGCAACCGATTATTCAGTTTCATTTAACGATGTTGGCGGTTTTGTATCTTTTGAAAATCCACCGGCGGAAGATAGTTATATCGTTATATCTCGGAATGTTTCAGACTATCAAAGTAAAACTTATTCTACATCAACAGGGTTTCAGGGGTCAGAACTTGAGGATTCTTTCGATGAAGTTTCATGCAATATACAGGAACTTGAATATGATTTAAAAAGAGCCATAAAAGTTCCCGTTGGTTCTTCTGTTCTTAATCTTGATTTACCACTTCCGCAAGCGGGTAAAACTTTAAAATGGAACAAGGAAGAAAACGGACTTGTAAACTCGACAATAAATGTTGATACACTCGAAAACATTGCAAATAGGCTATATGAAAGTGTTGATAATGTCGATTTGGTTGCGAAAAACACAGAAAACATTAAGGCTGTTAACGAAAATAAAGCGAATATCAATGCCATTGCAGCATCTCTCGAAGACGTAAATAATGTCGGCACTAATATCAATGCGGTAAAAAGCGTTTCTTCGAATATAAAAAACATCAATGCGGTAAATAATAATAAAGAAAATATTGATACTGTTGCAAATTCTATTGGAAATGTGAACTTCGTAGGTACAAATATTGAAGCGGTAAAATCGGTAAACGCTAACGAAGCAAATATCAACGCTGTCAACGAAAATAAATCGAATGTTAACACCGTTGCAGGGTCTATTCAAAATGTGAACAAGGTTGGGGATAACATTAAATCTGTTGCACGAGTGAGCGAGAGTGTAGAAAATGTTAACACCGTAGCCACAGACATACTAAATGTCCACGAGGTAGGAACACACATAAACGATGTTGTGACAGTTAAAAACGGCTTGGGGTCTGTAGAAGTTGTAGCGAACAACATAGCAGATGTGCAAGCAGTAGAAACTATACAAGAGTCAATCACTACGGTTGCCCAGAACAAGGACACTGTAGTAAGTGTAGGAAATAACATAGCGACGATAACCGCTGTCAATGCGAACAAAAACAATATCAATGCCGTTGCAGAAAATCAAACAAATATTAATGCTGTCAATGCAAACAAAAATAACATAAACACTGTGGCTACAAATCTAGCGAGCATAGTTCCGGTGGCAGGTTCGATTGCAAACGTGAACACTGTTGGAGAAAATATAGCAAACATTAATGCGGCAGTTACGAACGAAACAAATATCAACACTGTTGCGACGAGTATTTCCGACATATCCTCTGTCGCTGATGCGGTTGAAGATGTTAGTCTTTGTGCCGAAAATATCGAGGATATTAAATCCGCTCCGTCTTATGCCGAACAAGCAAAAGACTCTGCAAAACAATCAATTTACAGGGATTTGTTTCAATGCAATTCTCTGAACTTAAATGCCGAAAAGCCAAAAACATATTTTGAACATATCGAAAATTTAAAACATAGCACGTTTGATAAGAGTAAATTTACGGTCTTCGGAACTCCTACGATTACGGATGACGGTGTGGCTAGTGGGTTTAGTCCCTCTAACTATTTGAAAATATCAAATTTAGGAATAAATGCGTATAATATAACCTTTACTATTACCTTTATTGTACCAACGTTGGGGACAGAGTGTGAATTATTTAGATTAATACCGACTCCGGATAGTACTCGCTGTATTATTGGTGCTAGTAAAATGTTTTCTTTATATTACAATGTTTCACCTTATGTACTAACATCCCCGATTTCAATACCAGATAGTTGGGTAGGTGATGTGGTAAATGCTACAATAAAATTAGATTCAAATGGCAACAAGGTGATATTAAATAATATAAGCAAGAACACGCAACTATCATCAACTTCTACTAATATTAAACAACTAATATTTAACAGCGTGACTATAGGCTTTGGAGCAAGTACTTTCACATATACTACTGTCGACCTCAAACAATTCTCAATCACGGTTGACGGTGTCGAAGTCTTTAGCGGTAATAAGACAGGCATAGACATTATTAAAGAGAATGACTTTACTTCAATCACGCGCTTATCTGCATACATTTACGGCGAAAATAAAATCTACTCTACCATAAGCACCTCTGCTGATGTTCCAACGGTTTTGTATAATTCCGACGGTTCAATTTATACGGGA